TCAATCCCCCTTCTCGATAAACCTGATCCGGTACGCCTCACGCTCAGCTGAGGACATGAACTCCCATGCGAAGTCTTCCTCGCGCGGCCCGCCGTCGCACTGCCCGTACCGATACCAGCCACCCACGCGCAGACCGGAGTACATCAGGTTGCGCTTGATGACTCCGACGCCAAGGGTTTCCAGCATCTCGCGGAACAGCTCGTCGGCTTCGGCGCGGCTGACCTGCTGAGAGCAATAAAGCCAATCGTGAATGACGCCTGCGGCCCGATGGTCGATGCCATCAAACAGCGGATCGACCAACCACGGTATCGACGCCAGATCGGTGATGAACCAGCGCGGCACGGTGAATTCCCTGCCATCCCTAGCGTGATAGCGGAACGGCTCCAGTAGCACCCACTCGCCGGGCTTGTAGGCGCGCAGATCAAGCGCGCCGGAGAACCATGCTTGCTCACTCATAGCATTCAACCCTCACACGATGCGGAGCTGTGCGGGTATCCATCACAGCGCGATAGGCCGCACGGTCTACGGCTGGCTTGCCGCAGTAGTAGGAGGCGAGCGAGGCGGCGCAGCCTTGCAGGGTGAGCAGTAGGCAGGCGATAGCGATCAGGCGCATGGTGTTTTCCCTTCGAATAGTGCCCGCTCAGCGGCGCGGCGTTTGACGAGCCCGGACAGCTTCTTGCCCGAGGCGTAGACCCAGCGGTCGAACTGAGCCGCGGCGCCGACGTAGTCGCCCGCATTGAGCAGGCGCAGCAGCGTGGATTTCTCCAACGCGCCCGGCCCGAGGTTGTAGACGAAGCTCGACAGCGCGTCCCATTGGCCCTGCGTTAGCGGCACCCTCACCAGCGCCTCGATATAGCCATCGAAGCGCGCCACGTCCTCGCGCAGCAGTTCTTCGGCGCGCTCCTTGCTTATCTCCTGCCCCATCTTCACGCCGCGCGTGGTGCCGTAGCCGATAGTTGCTACGCCGACAGCATCGCGATAAGCGCGCAGGCGCAGCCCCTCGAACTGGCGGATCAGCGCCAGGCCGGTTTCTGAAATCTGCATTGGCTTTCCTTCAGGCAATAAAAAACCCGCCGAAGCGGGTCTGTGTGTCGCGGGTGGGTCAGATCGCAGCAGCCGCCACGAACAGCGCGTCGACTTGCTCATCGGTCAGCCCAAGATCGCCGGCCATATAGGCGATCAGCGGCCAGTCGCGGCGGACCTCTAGCGCATATTCCCAATCGATCCGGGCGCGCTCGCCTTCCGTGCCGGGCATCGTGGCGATGGATGACTGGACAGCATCGAGCAGGCCGGCATCGAGCAGCGCAATACGGCACTGGCGCATGGTGACCGTCTGCACTGGCACAGGCTCAGGCGCGGGAGGCGGCGCAGTCCAGACGCCATCTATAAGCGACCAGCCTGCTTGCACCTCATCCGGCACCGGCTCGAACTGCGCGGCCAACCCAGGCACGAAAACGTCAGCCGGGACAATGCCCAGCCTGCCGTCCGTCCAGACCTCTACTGCTACCCCGTCAGTGATGCGTGCGAATGTGCTCATGCGATCACCTCAATTCCGACTAGGCCAGGGCCGCCGTTGCCAGCAATCCCGCCGCCTCCGCCAATCCCGCCGTCGGAGACCCTTCCAGCCACATGCTTACATCCACCCCCGCCCGGCCCAGGGGGAATATCACCATTGTACGACGCACCGGAGCCGTACCCGTCCCCAGGAGGAATTCCGATCCCCCAACCATCGACGAGCCCCCTCCATCCTACAGAAAACCCACCACCAAAATCCGGAATACCGTTCTGACCATCCCCAAACCGATGCCCCGATGCTCCGCCACCGTATGAGCCGGCCGCAGCGCCGGTCGCCCCCGTGCCGCCAGATGTGTTCACGTCACCACCGCTTCCAGCGCCAACAGGGCCAGGCGTGGCATTGCCCCCTGCGCCCCCGCCGGTCGCAGAAATGATCCCGCCAAATGAAGACGCCCCGCCAGCTGTAGGCACTGTGGTGCTGACAGTGCCTCCACTGCCAACCGTGTAACTGAGCACCTGCCCCGGCGTAACATTTATTACCTTCTCGGAATATCCGCCTCCACTCCCTGTTGTGTACCCGGTGCCGCCCCACCCACCCCCGCCTGCCCCAACCACAAACGCCCGAATCTGACTCACCCCCTCCGGCACCGTCCAGCTACGGGTTCCGGGATTGCAGTCAAACAGAACGATGGACGCTTTCAGCGCGGGATAGGCCGCAACAGGCGCCGCTACCGTGCTCTTGAGTGAAATTGCCATGCTCAAACCTCCCAGTTCGTGCCGTTGAAGATGAAGATGATTTCGGCGTTGATGTCGAACGTCACGGACGTGTCATTGCCTTTGCTGGTCGCGATGACTGCGCTACCGGCGCCGGCTTGAACGACGGGCTTGGCCGTTAGCGCCTTGGTCAGCCGCACAAAGGTGCCTTTAGGTGGCGGCGTGGTGGTATCGGGCAGCGTCACGGTCAGCGATGAGCCGAGCCAGTACGCGGCATTGCGCGAGGCGGTGAAATTCGCCGTTTTGCTGGCATCGATACCGCCTTGCACGACCCAATCAGCGGAGACGCCGGGCTCGCTCGCTTCCACGTCTGCCAGATTGGCTAGCAGTGACCAGATTTGGTCATTGTGAAGCACGGTCGCCGGCACGCTTATAGCGCCTGTCAGGCTTGACCAAGAGCCCTTGAAGTTGGCAACGTTCTGCGCTGCATCGCGGGCTAGCTCGGCGTCGGACTTGGCTTGTGCGGCAGCTGATGCGCTATTGGCCGAGTCCGTAGCTCGTGTGTCGGCGTCTGTCGCTCGCTGGTCTATAAAGGAAGCCGAGCCGTTCACGTCATTGACGAAACCCACAAGCGAGGCCGCGAATGCATCAGCCTTGGCTGCAAAGTCTGCGGGCGCGTCTGAGCGCACTGGCGGCGTGGGTAGCGCCGGTATTACGGGAGCTGTCATGTCAGGCCCTCAACGGTGATCGTGGCATCCGATGCGCTCGGCCCACTGATGGATATGGAAAAGTCGCGGTAGTAGCCGAACAAAACGGTCGATTCGTAACCCTCCGCACCGATCCAGACGACCGGCTTGGCACGGATGCCTGCGAGCAGGCGCTGAACCCGGCTGATCTGGTGTGTTTCCACCATCACATCGAACTCGGCGCGCTTGCTGAAGGAGCGCTCAACAACCATGGAATTGCCGAAGGCGTCAGCCTCCTTGCGGCTGTAGTCCGTGATGCCAACGCCGGAGCCATACAGCGCAACGCCGATTTCCGCCTGGCGCCCCATCACGAGATGGCCACAGGCGGCGGTATCGCTGGCGTTGTCCACGGTCACGGACAGGGTTGCGGTCCCGTAAGCCGGCAGATCCAGCAGGACGAAATCCGTCTGCCGGCCGATTGGCGCGAAATACCATTCGTACCAATCCGTCACGCCAGCATCGACAAGGGAGACGGTGCGCTGGTAAACGATGCCGTCCACCGGATCGGTGAGCGTTACCGTTGCCGACCGACCTAGCAGGTTGAACAGTGCCACGGAGTTGATGACCGTTCCCGGCTGCAGCTCTACCGCTATGCTGCCGGCTTGCTCGGTGAGCGAACTCACGCTGTCATCGAACATCTGCCAACGGTTGGTCGCGCCTAAGTCGAGCCACTTCGGCGGGTCGCTGGTGTCGGTTTCGGGGTTGGCGCCGGTACTCGCTACCAGCGCCTCGTAGTTGCGGTGGTTGTAGGTCACCTTATTGCCCACCGCGTAGGCGGTTGCCGCGCTCCAAGCGGCATAGTCCGTTTCGGGCGCGTTGCTACTGGTCAGGATGGCCGGCGTTACTGCCACCGGCTTGATTATCCTCATGCTGTTGCCCTCTCTTTCGGCAGGCCGTCGAAGTCCCAGCGCTCAAGGAACTCGACGCGCTTGGCGGTCTGCATGGTGTGTTTGGCGACCGAGCGAAGGGCGCTCATCATTCCGCCGAAGTCAGCGCGCAGGCCGCGAACCTCTGCCGCTGCATCGCCTCCCCCGCCCAGCATCGCCGCCGTCTGACTGGCGTTATAGATGCGCGACGGGCCGGTCACCTCTAGTTCCGGGCCGTTCTCGCCAACGAGCCGCAAACCGCCACGGTGCGAGCCTCCCGAGGCGAACCCCGGAATGCCCTCCTGCTTGGCCCATTTCTCATAGTCGCCTTCCGCCCAGCTGAGTTGACCGTCTGCGCCAATGTTGAGCGAGGCGCCCATTCCGCCGATGACCTTGTTGCCTACGACCCGCATCGCCTCGCCGAACAGCGTCATCACGTCGCCAATCTCATTGAGGACGTACCCTTCGCTGTTGACCTGCCGTTTCACGCCGCCGAGGCCCGTTACGCTGGTGATGCTCGAATTGGCGTTCTGCAACTGCTTGAGCGCGCCGATGGAGCTGGCCACCACTGCCAGCGCAGCCTCAACCGAGAGCACGCCGGTATTGATGCCCAGCAGCGCGTCAAGCTGTGCCTGTGCGCCGTCGACCATTCCATCAAGCCGCTCAAGCTCAGCCTCGTGATAGCGCTGCGCCTGGTCGAGCTGGCCTTCTAAGGCCTTGACCGTGCGCTCTTCCGCCGTCAGTTGGTCTTCTGCTTTGTCAGCCAGAGACTCGATAGCGAAATAGGTCTGCCAGTAGTCGCGGGCGTAGTCCTCGAACGAGCCGAACAGGTCTTCGGACGACTCCGAGACGGTATCGAGCGCCCGCTCCAGCTGCGCCGTCATCTGTACCCGGCCGCCGCTCGAAAGCGTTTGGCCGATCAGTGTTTGGGCATTGCGGCGAGACTGCGCGTTGTATTGGTCCGACTCCAGACGCAACCCATTGACCGCGCTGCGCAAGGTGTCAGCCACCCCGCGCATATCGGAAACGGCTTCCGACGCACGATCCATGGCAGCCTCAATCGCGTCCGCCTGCGACTGGTAAGCGCTGGTGACTGCCGACTTCTCCGCATCGATCGCTTTTGACAGTGCCGAGATGGCTCCGCTAGAGGCTGCCATGGCCGCGTTTGCTGTATTGGCCAGCAGCTCAGCCTGAGCCCGCGCCGCTGCTTCTGCCGCCGCCGCTTGGGCTTGTGCCGCTGCTTCTGCCGCCGCCTGCGCCTCGGCTGCCCGCGATTCCAGAATGTCGTAGTACGCATCCGCCGCGCCCGCTACGCTCATCAGCGTCTGGAACATCCGCTGGCCGGCTTCGGTGCTGGTGTCCAGGCCATCCACCACGGCCCGGAACCCGTCACGCGAACTCGGCAGCGCAAGTTCCAGCGCTTCGAAGCTGGCTGTGACGCTGGCCAGCATATCGTCGGCCTTCTCGCCGGCAGTCGTAAACTGCTCGTAGTAGACCGCGACGTTGGCCTGAAGCGTGGCGTATGCCTGCGCGGCCTGCTGCTCCAGAATGGAGTAGTACTGCGCAGCCTGGCCACTCAGCTCCATGAGCGTTGCGAACATCTCGCGGCCCGCTTCCGTGGTCAGGTCGATATCCTCGACCATGGCCCGGTACGCTTCGCGGGATGCCGCCAGCTCCACGTCAGCCGACTCGAAAGTCCGCTTGATGGAGTCGATGGTGTCTTCGATCTTCTCGGCTTCGCTGAAAAACGCGCTGTAGTAGGTCTGCGAGTTGGTGGCCAGCGCCTCAAGCCCGCCAGCCGCCGCAGACAGCGCCTCAGCCAGCTTCCCGCCCGCAACGCTGGCGTCGTACATGTCGACGTCGAGATAGCGCAGCGTCTCGTTCACACCAAGCAGGTTGCCGACGAAGGCCTGCATGCCGGCCAGGTCGTAATCCAGGCCGGTGGCGAAGACCTTGTTCAGCTCTGTGTTCATCGCCTCGGCAGCGGTGCCGAACCACTCGCTGATCGCCTGGCTGATTTCCTCCTCGGTTTTGCCGCTGGTACTGATTTTCTCGCGTGCCAGCTGCAGGCCGGCGAGCGATCCTTCCTCAACAGTCAAGCTCAGCTGTTCGAAGACGGATGCAACGGTGTCTTCGGTCGCGTCAAATGCCGACTGGAACTGCGCTGCCGTCTCCCCATCCAGTGCCGAATACTTGTAACGACGCTTGGTTGAGCCGAACAGCCCGCCATCTTTTTTCTGGTACTCGTACGACTGGCCGAGGAAATCGCCGCCCTCAACACCAAGAGCAAGGCCCGCGCTCTTGGTTTGCCAATCACCGCCGAACACTTTTGAGCCGAGCGTAGACCCTAGAATCCCTCCAATAACAGCCCCGACCGCTGTTCCGATGGGGCCGAAATAGCTACCCATGGTAGCGCCGGCCTTGGCCCCTCCCCACCCGCCCAAGCCACCAGCAACTGCCCCTTTCGCGCCCGAGTTCTGATAACCCATGTACGCGCCGGCCGCAGCGCTGGCCCAAGGTGCGTATGTGCCGGCGGTAGCGGCTGCGTTCTGCTGGCCAACCCATGCCGAATACTGCGCCCCGGTGTAACCTGCCTGCGATGCGCCGATGGCCTGCGAACCGCCCGCCGCCCAGTTGGCATACGCCTGCCCGGTGTAGCCGGCGATGTTGGCGCCGTTACCGTAGCCAAGCGCGCCGGACACGGTGTTGTACGCGCCGGACATCAGATCGCCGTAGTAGCCGGTGACGCCGTTATAGGCGCCGGTGACGCCGCCGTTCTGCCAGCCGGTATATGCAGCCTGCCCCCAGCCTGTAAGCGCGCTGTAGGCTGACTGGCCGTAGCTGGCAAGCTGCCCGTAGTTGATTCCGCCAGCCGAGCCGCCGCCGAGCAGCGAGCCCCAAATCCCGTTGTTGCCCTGGGTTCCGGAACCAATGCCCATCGATGCGCCGATCTGCATGATGATCGGCTTGGTAATGGCCATGTGAGCCAGCTCGGCCAGCATCTGCTTGAAGGCGTCAGTGAGCGAGTCGCGGAACGAGCTGAAGCCGTCCCCGATGTTGCGCCAGGCGTCGGCGAAGGCCCCGTCAACCCGGTCTAGCGCGCCCTCGGTCCATTGCGCCCATTCGGATGTGGCCTTTGTGTTGTCCTTGTATTGCCGCTCAAGTTCAGCCAGAAGCTCCGTGGTGCGCTCCGGGCTGCGCTCGCCGCGCTCCATCGCATCATTCAGCCGCTCTACGTCTTTCTGGTACTGGCTGGTTGCCTTGCCTACCGGGTCGAGCTGATCTTCGAGGCGCTGCAGCTCCTTGCGGTAGTCCTCGATAACGTCGCCAGGGCCGGTTGCGTCTGCGCCTTCAATGGCGAAGTTAAGCCGATGAACAGCATCTGCCAGCTTGTCGCCCGACAGGCGATCGCTCAGCAGGCCCAGCTCTTTGTTGTACTGCCGCTGCGCGGCCTCTGCTGGATAAAGGCGGTCGTATAGGGCTTGGTAGGCGTTGGCTTGCTCGTTTGTAGCCTTTGTTACGCCATTTGTGGCGTTAGCCCGATCTATGAGCGAGGCATTGCTGCGAGCCAGCGCGATATCCGTCTCTGACAGAACGCCCGCATAGCCCTTTTCGATGGAGATATTGACCTTTTGCAGTTCGGTCAACTGGCCTGCGAAGTCGGCACGCCGCTGTAGGCTCGCAAGGAACTTTTGACCTACGCTATCGGTAGATCCGGCAAGGTCTTGATTGGCGGATGTGTTGGCTCGCGTCTGATTCTCGAGGATCTTCAGTCCTTCGGCCGCTTTGAGCGCTGAGTCCCGCTCGGATTCGATCTTCGCGGCAAGCGCCTCAACCATCACCCGGAAATCAGACCCGGCAGGATGCCCATCGGTAAGCGCTTGGGCGAAGTCATGGATACTCTCGCCGCCGTCGAGAGCAGCTTTGCGGAACTCACGCATTGGCGCAAGCCACGCTTCAACCGGCAGTCCTTTGGTGTTGCCGAGGTCGTAAAATGCGGCCTCCACTTCGTCGGACAGTGAAATAATGCTTTGCTTCGATTCGTCGATCTTTAGGCGCAGATCGTTTCCGACGGCTGCGCGCTGGGCATCGCCAAGCGCCAGCCACTTATCCGTTAGCTGATCAAGCGGGGCGGAAAGGTCCAGCGTTGACCGCTGAACCTCTTCGGTCGCATCGCGGAAAAGGAAGTAACTTGCAGCAGCACCCGCCGCCAATAGCGCTAATCCAACAGGGCCACCAAGGACGGCCAGCATTCCTCTCGATGCCGTCGTGAGGGCTGCCTGGGCGGAGGTCACCGTGGCGGTTGCGGCCGCCTCTCGCATACGCGCCTGCGCCAGCTGAATAGACATCTGCGTCTGTACAGCCGTACCGCGTGCGGCCTGAGCCTCAGCTGTCGCACGGACTACCGCAGTCTGCGCGGCGCGCTGATTGGCAATCGCGTTCTGTAGCGCCGATTCAGCCTGAGCTATGTTCGCGGCGCGGGCTGCGCGAGACGCGACAACCGAGACCATGAGTTTGTCGGCCAGCAGCACCGCGCCGCCAGCAGCAACTCCGGACATCACCGCGCCAACGGTGGCGACTGTAGCCGCAAGCGAGTCGGCATCCTCGGTCAGGCTATCGACCGCCGCCGATACTGTTGTGAATGATCCGGCAATCGATGCACTGACGCCCGAAACCTCATTCATTTTGCCGACGAGTTTGGTAAACGAGTTACCGATCCGGGTCAGGCCGGTGCCCATGGTGTCCTGCATCTTGCCGAACAGATCATCGACTGCGCCAGCTTGCGATTGCAGGGCTTGCACCACGGCATCAGCTGTCAGCTTGCCTTCGGCGCCCATCGCACGCAGCTCGCCAACGGTTTTGCCCATACCCTTAGCGATGGCCTGGGACAGAGCAGGAGCCTGCTCCATGACCGAGTTCAGTTCTTCGCCGCGCAGTGTGCCGGAGGCGAACGCCTGTCCGAGCTGAATCAGTGCGGCTTGGGCGCTGGATGCGGACGCGCCACTTATCACCATCGCCTTGCTGATCGTATCGACAATGCCGGCCACGCCTTCACCGGACAGCTTCAGCGCGTCCTGATTCTGCGCGATGCGCTGATACAGCTCTGCGGTTGCGCTCAGCGACTGGCCGGACTTCTGCGCGATACCGAAGACAGCGGATTGCGCCGCAGCCAGCTCGACAGCGCTGCTCGTCACCAACTTCATGCGGTTGGTGATGGTCTGGTAAGCCTCGGCGGCTTGGTATATCTCGCGCACGCCAAAACCGGCAGTCACCGCCGCAACGGCGCTGGTGACGGCAGACGATGTGCGGATAAGGGCACCCATCGCGCGGTCGGCCTGCTGCACCTGCCGACTATCGACACTGATGACCAGTCTGGCTGTTTCGCTCATTACTTTTCTCCAGGCAATAAAAAACCGCCCGGAGGCGGCTTGGTGAATCAGGACCGTTTAGTCATGTTCTGCTTTGGCTTGCTCTTCCTGTTTTAAAAGAAGGCTGAGCGTCGTTCTTGAGTTGATCGCAGCTACCGTGGCTGCCCGAACCACGACGGAGAACAGCACGCTAAAGATCGCACTGGCGACGCTGCCTGCGACTACAGGCCAAACGATCACGGTCTTTTTGGCATATGCCCCTAGAGGGACTTCGATCACGCCATACACGGCGCAGACGATAACCGCAGAAACGACAACCATTCCGGTCATGACCCAAGAAACACCGACCCAGGTCTCCATTGAGCTGTTTTTCATTTCTCCCACCCCTCCCTGTCAGAAAGGGACAATGTAGCAGATGGCCTGTACGCATTCCCAGTTCCGGCAGTGGTGGCGCGGTGATAGCGTTCGGCGGCGCCGTGTGGCGCAACACGACCAAGGAGGTCACCGTGACAGAGCAATACACCCACGCCGAGCTTATGTTTGCAAAGGAGGTGCGCGGGGCGGCGTACCAACTTCGCAGATCAGAAACGCCGCGGCACCTACTTTCAAGCGACGACAGCGCTACACAAGCCGAGCTTGCCGATTGGCAGAAGTTACACCCTATTGATGCCTACTACCGCCGCACTCTAAACGACTACACCGAGGCTGCGGACATCATTCGGGGCATCCTCAAGCCGTAACCCGCGCCCCAGGCAGGCCGTCATAGTCCCAGTTCGCCATAAGCTCTGCGCTTTTGGCGGCCCGCTCTGTGTGGCGAGCAATCGAGCGCAGCGCTTCCAGCATCTGATCCTGCTTCGACTCCATCGCTTCCAGCCGACGCTTCAACTCTTCAACTTCGCTATTCATATGAACTCCTTGGTTCATTTTTACCGCATCACCTCAAGCGCGGCGAGCAGCCCAGATCAGCCCCGGACCGCCCGCCCATGCGCATCATCAAGCCTCATCAAGCACCACACTTCATCAGGGCTGAGCGCCTGCCCGGTGAGCCGTGACCAGGCCTCGACCTCGCAATAGGTCAGCGGCTCCGCTGTCCGCTTGCAGTCCCAGAACAGACCTATCAGATAACCCATGCCCTCCGGAGCCGGCGCAATGTCCAGCTCCTTTGGCTTGTGCCCGGTCTGCTGCCACACCTTGGTCAGGTGCTCCTTGACGGAAGCCTGGGAGCCTGGCGCAACGACACGCAGTTTCACGTCAGCCTCGAAGTGCTCGATCAGGCCACCAGCACGCTCGCGAAAAAACGGCTGCGGTCTCCGCTGAACTGCTCGACATCTTGAGCCAGGCCGGGATTGTTGGTCAGCAACTCGGTTACGGCTTCCTTGTTGAACTCAACAGGCAGGTTCCAGCCAGTCACCAGCGCAGCTCGGAACTGCAGACTAGCGCGCTCGCTCACGGCCATATTTTCTTCGTCGCTCATCTTGTCGTTGCGCTCGTCACGAATGATGCGCGTAGCCGCGAGCAGCGCCTGCTTGGCAGCCGGAGCGTCGGCGCCAATCACGGTCAGGTGGTACTCGGTTTCGGTGCCGTCTGGCTTCTTCAGCGGCAATGGCTTGCCCTCGGACGCCTGGGGAACGGTGAAAAAGTCGGCCAGGTTGAACGGCTGGGTTTTGGTCTTGGTGGACATGCGTTAACTCCAGAAAAGCAAAGCCCCGCTCGGCGGCGGGGCTGAATGGTTAGGCTGCAGTGCGGGTGATCTTCATCGTGGTGCCGGCTGCGCCGTCATAGCCCGCGCTGAGCGTGTAGCTCGGGATAATCGCGCCCGGGCCGGAGACTTGCTTCTGCCCCTGGGTGTAACGCACCCGCGGCAATTCGATCGTGTACTTCTGCACGCCCTCGACCAGCTCGATCTTGTGCGTGGTCAGGTCTTCGTTGAGCACCTTGCCCCACAGCACGCCATCGATCAGATAGGCGCTCATGCTGCCGGTTACAGTCGCGATGCCGTTTGCGATGTTGTAAGCCGAGCGGCTACCCAGCGCGAAGATCGGCTCCATGCCGTTGTCGAGCGTGGCGCTCCACTCCGTCGCGTAGGCCAGTTCGGCGCCCGCCTCGGTCAGCGCGATATTGGTAGTGACCATGATTTCGGTCGTGGTAGCCGCTGCGAACGTGGCGTCGGCTGGCATGGTGTAGGCTTCGGCCTCGGTGCCCATCACGCCGAAGGTGAGCCCAACCGGCGCGTTCAGCGGAACGCTGATGCCCATCGTGCTGATACGGCAGCCGCGGTAGACGTAGTCCACGTCAATGTCCGTGTGCCGCTCGACGATGGCGAAGGAGCGCTCAACCTTGCCGATGGTGAGCACGTCAGCGGTCCAAGTGCCTTGCATGGCCGCCTGGATCAGGTCATCGAACGAGCCAAAGGACATCTCGGCCGCGATCTCGCCGGCAACGCTGTAGGTGCCGCCTCGGCTCGTGGCCTTCTGGCGGTTCTGGTTCATCTCGTTAGTATCGATCTGCTGGATGTTCGGGGTCAGCCCCTGCGACACGTAGCGGATCGGCTTGAACTCAGGAGCGACGGCTGGGATTGCCCCGTCGACTTCCTCGATGTAGTACAGCTGTACGGCTGAGCCGTTGGCGTTGTTACCCATGTGTGGGGTCCTCTAACGAAAAACCCCGCACATGGCGGGGTGTTGGTGGGTGTTCTGTGTGTCAGGCCGGGAATATCCAGGCCGTGTAGTAGATGGAGATGGCTACCGACTGCCAGAGCTGCTCAGTGCGAAGCTGTGAGCGTTCGGCTTTGCGAACCAGCACCTTCTGGCCCTGGTAGTCGAGCCGCTTGCCTGGGGTGTAAAAGCTCAGTGCGTTGTCAGCGTCTGCCAGAACCGGTCCGGTACCGCTATTTATGGGATGGAACAGATCGACCTGCAGGACGCCGGTTCGCTCGACCGGGTTCGCGCCACCAAATGCGGCTGGCTCTCTTCCGCTTGGCAGATCAGTGAGCCGCGCCCAGCTCTGCCCGGTGACAGGCTCGAACTTGAAGCCCTCAAACGCGGTGCGTGCCTGAGGCATGACGCCGGACGCCAAATAGGCGGAGACCAGCGCACCGTTGATTTTCGTCTCGGACATGGCTCACACCCTGTTTTTGCGAATCGCGGTTTCAACCATGCGCTGCACGCGGTCCATATTCTTCCTGACAAACCCTTCTGGCGCTTGCGTGGAGCTACCATTCTCCAGTTCTTCGATATACGGAAGGTTGTTCGACAGGTACGTGACCTGGCCGGCACCCTGCGGGGTTTTGGATTCGACCTCAGCAATTGCCTCGCCACCGCTTTTGTCTACTCGATCAGTCTCCGCCTGCTCTGGCGAACCAACCGCTGTCTGCCAGTTGCCTCGTGCCCGCCCGGTATCAACTGGCGTAGCCTTGATGACTCCGCTGAATAGCTCAAGCGTGGCCACGCGAGCAATCTTGCCGTGCGCCTCGACCGTCTTCGTGGTGAAGCGTCGGATATCGTCTGAAAAGCTCATGTCACTTCCTCAGCTGGACAGCCCACGTTGCGCCGGCAGGATCTTGCTCGACGCGGACAACCAGCATCCCGTCCAGCGTGTCGCCCATCGCAGGCGCCCGCGTGACCTCCGATTGCAGCGCGGTCAGGCGCTGGTCAGTCGCCAGAATCAGCGTGCCGTCGATCTGATCGAGCCGGTAGCCACTGAAAACACCGCGCCCGGTGTACGGCACGTCACTTGGCGTTACTGATCCGGTAACAGGGTCGTATGCCGCATCTCCGGCATGTGAGGCCGTGAAGGCGCGAACAGCGTCGGCCAAGTCAGTATCGAATGCGGCGGCAATGTCGGCAGACAGATCATCACGAAGGCCCATCAGCCCCTCACGAGCCGGATTTGACCGGCAGACAGATAAGGAGCCAGCAGCGCCAACGCGAACGACTCGCCAGCGGTCACGGCGCGAGCGGTAGCCGAGAACGTCTTGCTGCTCGACACGCCGCCCGCCTCTACCGACTTGCTTAGCACGCCGGTTTCAGTGGCCCTGTAGAGCGCCCCTGTTGCTGCCTCGCGTGCGATCTCCGCCCCCGCCTGTACAACCGCAGCCGGAACTTCCTCGAACGCCGGGAGCGGCTTTGCGCTAAGCCAGACGTTAGCCATCAGCACCGCGCGGGCTTTCTTGTCTTCGGTAGTCCAGTCGGACCCCAGCAGGCCGTCGACCTGCGCGATGGTGATGTAGTCGGTCATTTACTCGGCCTCGGTCGGCTCTGGCTTGGTCTTACGGGCGCGCGGCTTGGGCGCCTCGTCTTGCGGCTCGACTGCCTCGCCAGGCGGCGCGAATCGAGCGTCGATGATCTTGAAGCCCTGAGCACGCAGCTCAGCCTTCCGTTCCGGTGTGACCGGATGTGGTTCATATGCAATCTGCATGGTTTTCTCCGGATGCAAAAAAGCCGGCTAAGAGCCGGCTTTGCTTGTGAATCAGGCCCATCGCAATAACGGGTTGAAGAACTCGCCATTTGCTGGCTCTGCGTACCTTTGCCACGCGGCATACGCTTCTTCCGGGCTGTCAAATAGCCCGAGGTTCTTACGCTTCCCTTCAGCCCGCCCGCGAGCAAGCCACTTGCCCCTGCGGCGGTCGAAACTCACGTTCTTGTAGCCGCTGCTGTTTGATGATTTTGCAGGAACGTTGGTGCAATTCTGCTCTCTGTTCGCCGGGCGTAGATTCGCAATCCGGTTATCGTCCCGCTGACCGTTTATGTGGTCTATCTCTTGCGGCCACTCGCCGTGGATATAGAACCAAGCAAGACGATGTGCGTAGTAGCGTCTTCCGAGAACGGAGACTCGATAGTAGCCGCGCGCCCCATAGCCCCCTGATACCTGTCCCGCCACATTTCTGTGAGAGGTAGTAATCAGGCGGGTGAAAATTCCAGTTAAAGGGTCGTAATGCAGATGAGCCTTTAGCGTATCAATGTCGATCATGCTGCCTCCAACAAGGCTGTTCGTAGGGTGCCGGTAATCCGATGTGTTGGCATCAGAAACCCCTTGCAATGGGCTGTCCCGGCCTGCCTATTTTACCTCATTACTTCGAGGCGTCCCCGACAGTAATGACCCCTGCTGTACCCTTGACGTTGTTTGCGGCCATGATCCAGTTCGCACCAGTCGCGAGGTCCGCGTCGGTCGGGGATTTACCGCCGTTAGAGGTATCCCATGAGAACCCTTTGAGTGCGACACCAAAGGCGTAATCGGCCTGGAACGTGGTTTCGATCCGGCCCTTGCCGTTGCTGGTCTCGATGTTGGTGACCAGTTCGGAACCGTCCATGACCATGCCCGCGCCGTCTGCCAGCGACAGCACCTTCTGCTTATCAGGTGTGCCGGCAGCAAACAGCGAAGGCGCGTCAGTGACGATCACGGCCTTGCCAAGGATGTCCACGATCGTCACGTCGCCAGCGCGGAACAGCTGCTGAGCATTGCTCAGGTTCTGGCCGATCAGGTTGTGGAACGTGGTGCCATTCATTACCTGCGCGACCAGTCGTGCAGACGCATCACCAAACTTGGCGTGAGCCGCGTTGATGGCTGCGTAAGTAACGCCAGCGGTTGCGGAAACATCGTTCACGGCAGCGGCCTGGTTGCTGATAGCAGCGACGAGGGCGGCAATGACAGTGTTCAACTGGTCTGCAACGATGGCTTCGGACAGGTTGCGGCTGATGACCTCCAGCGCCTCTTCCGGGCTCTTCTGAATCCAGGCGAGCTGGGACGGCTCCCACAGGATTGGGCCGAAACCGCCTGCAACCTTCACGGCGTCGTACTGCTTCTGCGCCAGGGCAGTGGCAGCCTGATCGGCGTTGGCGGCATAGCGATCGACACGACGCTGAGCGCCATGCAGGCCAGCCCAGAAGGACTCCTGCAGGAAGTCGCCGTCGATGCCCTGAGTGGTCAGGCGGATAGCGCCGGCAGAGGCAGCGTTGAATTTCTCAACGTCCTGCGCCAGGGTTTCGATGGTGGTGTTTTTGAGGTATTCGTTGAATACCTTCATATCGGAAAGGGCCATTGGGCCTCCTTATGCGTTGGCGGTTTGGGCCTTGATGGCTGCCAATCGCTCTTCGCGGCTGCCACCAAGATTCCCTTTCGGGACGGTCGGTTTGCCACCGCCATTTGGAGCGCCGCCGCCATTGGCGCCGGAACTCTTCAGGATGTGGTCTTTGTGGGGGTACGAATCGACGAGGGTTTCCAGCGCTTCATCGAAGTCGGCCAGCTCACCAGGGCGCGCACGGCTGAATATCTTGTTGCCGTTGGCGTCATAGGCGACGACCTTGCCGTCCTCGATCTTGAAGCGATTCCCGAAGGTGGCTTGCACCATGTCCGCAGGAACGGCCAGCTTCTCGGCGATGACCTTGGAACGAGCGAAGCTGCCGCCGATCTTCTCGCCGTACAGCTGCTGCTCGAGGGTCTGCGCCTTGGTGTTGGCTTCGTCCAGCTGGGCTTGGAAGGCCTTGCTGATTTCCGACTTCACCTTCTCGATCTCGCCGGCATCCACCAGCTTTTTCGCGTCGAGGTTGGCTAGCGTTTCCAGCGCCTTACGGGCTGCGGCCGGGTCTTCGATCCCATCAAAGCCTTTCAGCAGCTTCTCAGCCGCTTCTTTGCCTTCGCGATGGGTCTTGGCCTCAGCGTTCAGCCGGGTAATGGTCGCGACAGTTGCAGGCGCGTCGAACGCCACCTCCTTTCCGTCGTCGTGCACATAGACCGGCTTGCCGTCTTGCAGCACTGCATTACCGTTTTCGTCGATTTTCAACTTCATGTGGATCTCCGGGCATCCGCCCAACTTGATGTGAGCCATCCGGCCCGGTGGCGCCCCGTCCCATCCGAAACTGTGGGCATAAAAAAACCGCCATGCGGCGGTGTGTTTGGCTGGGCTGGCCTTATGCGGCCTCAAGCCCCAATGTCATTTGCAGCTGCTCGCGCCAGTGCTCGACCTGGGCAATCAGTCCAGGCTTGCGCCAGCGGTACTTGGCGAGTTCTTTTCCGCTCAGGCTGGCGATATCGCTCGCATCGGACAAAGCCTTGCTGGCTCGGTCGAACTGCTGCTTCTCGTTCAGCTCGCCCCGTAGTAGCGCGTCGATATGAAGGTCGGCCCAAACAGCGAATTCAAGGTCAAGCCAACGAGCAAACGCAACCGCCAGCTTTGGATGCAGCCAAGTACCGCCTTGATAGCGGCCGCGCTGCGTTTCTAAAAGTGATCCTGGCTCACAATTAAGTGCGCCCGCCAGGACCGACAGGTAGCGCTGGGTCTCGTCCTGCTTCAGCCAGTCCACTGGTCGCTTGCCGAACCGCTTTGCTACATCGGTTGCATTGATCCACCCGGCGCTATTGAAGCGCACCGGCTGACCTTGGTAGTGGAACGGAACGATGTTGTTCATGGGTATCCCCTGCAATAGCCCCGGAATAGATCGGCCGCAGCAACGCTCCAGGGAAAGCGCTTTCGGATGCCTCCTAGCTGCAGCCAGAAACGAAAAAGCCCCGCAAAAGCGAGGCTCTAGAAATGGAAAACCCGGCGCGGGGCCGGGTTTTTGGTGTCGCTATCAGATCAGCAGAGCACTACGCGCTCGCCACGCATGAAGCATGACGCGCACAGTATCTGCTTCGTCCCGCCCTGCGCCTTGCCGCTCTTGAAGATCATGCCGATCTTAGTCTCGATGACTTCACGAGATCCGCAGCGGTGGCAGCTGAGCATGTGCGCAGCGTCAGGACGCGCCCTCTTCAGCTTTTCGGCCTTCTGGCGCGGCGTGTCTTTCACTCCGTCAATGACGGTGAGGCGAGGCTTATCGGTCATGCGGCCATCATAGCCCAGCTTTCTCGAAAGCGTCAGCGTCTCGCTTGCGCAGTTCGTCCAGGGTGTAGACCTTGCCCTTCGAGTCGGTGAAGCGATCCACGGTCAGGCCTCCGCTGCGGAACAGCTTGCCGCGCTCTGCGCCTAGCACCTCGTCCTGGAACGCTGCAGGCTTGCTCTTGAGCCACTGGCCGTAGGTAATGTCGCCAGCGACCTGGCCATCCATGGAGGCCTGTGTTGATGGCTCTATGTCAGACTTGCTCAGCCCCAGCGCCTCCCATGCCGACGTAAGCACCGGCACCGCAGTGCTTCGGCAATTCCAGTGACGAGGAGGCTGCGGACCGCTGCCAATTGGGAATGTTTTCCCGGATAGAGAGGCGCAGGTAATGGTGGTCCTTCCGTCAAGGGTGGACAAAAATTGCCACTCTTGAACAACATCCGAGTTGGCCTCGAACACCGCCTGGCGGGCATAGTTGGCGGTATGGTTGACTGCGGTACGCACCAAAGCCTCAGCGCCTCGCCGATCAATCTCCATCAAGCCATCTGCGTACCCAAGCGCTCGAGTGCCGCGAATGCGCCGCACCATCTGACTGATCGTCTCGCCTTCGACAAACCCCATCCGGATTGCATCACGAATGCGGATCGCCTTAGCGGCTTCCACGTCCTTCAAGGCTTCGCGAAGTAGCTTGCCCTGAAACGGCCTGGCCATTGCTGCGGCATAAGCCTGATTTGCCGGCACCGTGGCCAATGTAAGGGCCTCGGCAACCTGGGCAGGCAGGACGCTCTGCAGCATCTTGTGCTGATAACTAGCCTCATAGCCGGCCAGCTCTAGCAGGGCTTTGTCTAGCTCCTCTCCAGCGGCCTTGTACGCCTCGGCATTCAGCCTATTGACCTCGACGAGCAACTGGTCAAGGCGCTGCACGGTGAATGACTCGGGCGGCATCCTCTCGAGGGCGATGACCAGCTGAGCAAACAGGTCGGCGTCGACTCGATTCAGGAGCGCCATGACGCGCCGAACCACACCGGCACCGTAGCGCTGCAGCCCGATCTGGTGGCTGATCGCTGCGTCGACGATCTTGTCATTCGCCGTTGCCATCACATCCCCCCAAGCGCCGGGCCTTGATTCTGGATTCTTTCAAGTTCTTCCTGCCAGTCGTACTCATCGCTGATGATCCCGCGTCGCTGCATCTCAGCGAACAGGGTTTCATCGCTGAGCTTGCCGGAGTTGGCCATCTGCAGCAGCTGAGGCACCGATACTTCCGGCGCCCAATCCTGATCGAAGTTGCCGCGCATCTCTACCATGCCGCCATCTGGCAGTGCCAGGTAGTCGGCCATGACCTGCAGCATCTGCGCCAGGGCATCAGCGAACTGGTTGGCCATGCGAGCGAGCGGGGACAGTTCTTGCGCCGCCTCCTCATTCGCCTGGGTGGCGGTCTTGGTCTGCTGCTTCTCTTTCTGCAGCAGCTTGGCGCCGGCCATCCGCATTTCTTCGATCAGGTCTTGCAGCGACTCCCGGCCAGCGTTGATAGCTGCTCCGGTGTGCTCAACGTACTTCGCATCGCCGTCTTTCGGCATGCGGGTCGCGCTGCCTGAGCTGATCACCAGCTCGAACTGTTCGTCGTCGGTGAAGGTGAACAGCAGCGGCACCCGGGCGACGTGCAGGAGGTTGTCCTGATCGCTCTGGGACTGCCAGTGCTTGACGTTGAGGTGCGCCAGCTCGAGCAGCGGAGGCTTTGCCGTCAGGAATCCGGTGCGGCCGGTGTAGAAGCTGACCAGCGGGACATAATCCAGGCTCGTGGTGCCCTCATCATTCTGTGCCAACGCCCCGCCGTTATCGGGCTTGCGATAGGTGCGCCACACGCCAGGCTCCAGGACTCGCACCTGAGCGACCGACTTCACGCCGAACTCGCCGTCAGCCTCCTCGATCGACTCCATGTAGCGGAACTGTGCCAGCTTGCCGCCGTCGACACGCCAGCCAAGCACCTGCTCGGGGCGAATCAGCACGGCATACGGGCGAACCCCTGCAGCGATCTCGTCTGCGCGCGTGCGGAGACCTTCGGCGCGCGGGTACTCAACCAAAACGTGGCAGAGACCATGACTCAGCGCGTGGCGGAACAGGTCAACCGACCAGCTGTTCAGGTCATTCCCGGCAAGGTCGATGTCCTGGCACAGCTCAACCAGGCGCTCCGGCACGTCGTCGCCCAACTGCAGCGGCTCAGCGAACACCCGAGAGGTCATGTTGTTGACTGTCTCGGCGTAGGCTGGCAGCAGCGTGGAGAGGCGCAGGCGCTCCTTGTAGGTCTCGTCCTCTTCGGCCGGGTACTGAGGCAGCAGAGCACGCCCGGCAGCCCGCATAGCCTTCGTACCACCCATCAGCGGCGCAACGATGGCCCAATCCTCGCGCATGGAGTCCACGGCCGGGATTGTTTGACTAGGATCGTTGCTCATTGGGTTACATCCGTAGCGATTGGGTGTGTGTGACTGCTTTCTTGATCGGGTACAGATACGCCAGCGGGTAGCCCATCGCATCGGCGCAATGGTCAAGCCCGGTATCTTTTGCCGGGTCGCCGTTTTTGTCGTATGCCTGCTGTTCGAGCGTTTCGACTAGGTGCGGACACAGCGCGGCATTGACCTTCAGCCGGCGCTCACCATTGGCCGCGCAGACCATTGCGTTGACCGAGGCCACGCGATCACGGACAGCCGGGTTTGTGCCCTTGGCGCGAATCACGAAGCCGGCCTGGCGCAATATGGCGATGTCTGACTCAGCCGCGTTGACGCTCTTGTGAGCCGCGCCGCTTGCGTCTGGATAGACGGTGACGCTGTGCCCTTGATTGAGGTATCGCTCGCGTAGCGATTGCGCCATGGCGGGCGTATCTCGCACGCCTGTTAGCTCACCCACGGCAAGCGGGGCGCCTTCGCGGATGACGTAGACGACCGCCGTGCAGTTGTAGACGTTGAAGTCGAGGCCCACATGTACGGGCTCGCTTGGCCTCACAGTCTCATGCGTGCCGTTCAGCGCCCTGTCGAAGTCGGGATAAACCGCGCCGCTGGTGAGGTTGACGAACTGCCCCTCCAGATAGGCCGACAACAGGTTCGGCGGGTAGGCAGCTTCCAGCGACTCGCGATAGCCATCGGGCAAGTGCTTGTTGCTGTATGTCGGCGCCCGGTACATGACGTATCCGTCCGTGCGATTGCGCTGCCAGCGGTCGTATGCGAATCGGAAACCTTCTGGCGTCGTGGCGACTGCTGCGCTGTTCTGCTCTCCGTTCGGCTTCTTCTGCCTGCAGCGGGCAATAATCTTGTTCCAGGCATCGCGGGCCTGTTCGGTCTTGAGCGTGTCCAGTTCGTCAATGCCTGCGTCCGCAATCTCGAAGCCGACGATGCGTGCGGGATTGTCCAGGGTGCGGAATATCACGCGGCCCAAGCCGCCGATCTCCAGGTCATTGCTGGACTTGTTCAGCCGGTACGGCACGCCCCATTCGGTCAGCTTCGACTCGAAGCGGTCCCAGGCGATCAGGCGGATCAGGTCATAGGTCGGCGCGAAGTACCCGACATTGCAGCCGGGGTTATCCCCTAGCAGGCGAAGCATCCGGCAGACCAGCGCCTCGGACTTGCCGGCACCGAAGCCACCCAGGAACAGCGGGAAGCGATCAGCCGCATGCACGAAGTCATACTGCGGGCCGGTCAGGCGGTGGATGATCTCAGGCATCGCGGGAGAACCTCACAGCGGTCTGCGTCATGCCTTCGCCTAGCTCGCGGCGCATTCGCTCGTTGGTTAGGCGCTTGGCCTCGGCGTCCAGCTCGTGAACATCCCAGCCTTGCAGCTTGGCTAGCTGTTGGATGGCTTGCAGCGGCGAGTGGGTCTTTATCTTGATCCCGTCTTTCGTGGCGCTCAGCTCGGAGATGGCCGCCAGCTTCTTCGGGTCTTGCAGCGCGGAGTCGCGGATATGCCACGACGCTTGAACAATCGGCTGGCCGCTGTCGTCCCGCCCAAGCTCGTATGAGCCGAACTCGACCAGTTCCGCCAGATCGGTACGGGCGAACACCGAAAGGCGCTCTAAGGCCTCTTGGCGGGTCATCACGGCGGCAGATACGGCAGCAGCATTCAGCTCGGCGAGCCTACCCGTGATCGCCCCGTTCGCCATCAGCTCACAGGCCCGCTTGTTCACCGTCTCCGGCTTCATGTTCTCGGCGTTGTACGCCCTTCGGTAGGCCTCACTGGCATTGCCTGTCTGCAAGTAGGCAAGCGCAAAGGCCTCCTGCTTAGCAGTCAGTGCCATGTGTTATCCCTTGTGTGTTTTGTGCGCCCTTGCGTATCTCCGCGCCCCACGCATTCAGCGCACAGCTAGCGCCATTCAATGAATCATTCAATGTCGCCCGTCACCTTCTCCATCCACTCCTCCACGATCCGCTGCAACACGGGCTCAGTCAGGATGCTGGATGGCTGCCTTCCGGCTATTACGTCGCGAAGGAGGCTGTGCGGTATCTGGTGCACTGCGTCAGACGCATCGATGATGACGTGAGGCTGCCTGTCGGTTAGCTCTACGACGTTTTGCATGGGAGCGCTCTCGGTTTACTGCCTTCCAAGCCTCCTTCCCCAGCATCACGCACACACAGGCGGCAAGGTAGGCGAAGATCAGGATGGCGTGCAGGCGTTTCATGCGATGGCCTGCTTTACCTTGAACATGAACATCGGCTCGGTATCGCGCCCATGCACGAGCGGCCACAGGAGGCCTTCAATAAGGCTGAAGACCGGGATCACAAAGTCGAGCGGCGCCCACTTGGCGAATACAAGTGGCGCCTCGGAATCGATGTCACCCATCCACAGCGGAATGCCGTAGTAGCTGCCGTGGTGCGAGCACCCAGACGCCTTAGCGGCTTTCTCTGTCACGTATCCCAGCATCATGCGCTTGCCTTCTTCTCTCCCCAGCGGATAGCCAGGTCGCGGAGCTTTTCAGTGCCGAGGAAGCCAACCGATCCGCCGACGAACGTGGCCATGCTCTGCGGCAGACCGAAGTATTCGAGCAGCGGGACAAGGGTCAGCGTGGCGAATCCACATAGCAGCCCTTCGAGCAGCATCTGCCGGCGCGTGCCTCCGCCATACACCACACGCAATACAGCGATAGTCACGGACAGGCCGAACGCATACAGGCTCGGGGCAACGGTCTGCAGCCATGCGAGAGCCGCAGCCCACGTTTCAGGACGGTCGGGCATCTTCATATCTCGGTTATCCCGCATGGGGCAGTTGGTGTTTGGTCCGGCCTCACATGCGCGTGCGATCCGCCTATGAGCAAGGAGGCAGGCATGGGGCCGGAATAGGGTTGCACTGCATTGCACGTTAGGCCGCGTAAGCTGCCTTTGCGCTGCACTCTATTGCGCGATGCGGTGCGAATGGGTGCGCTGGGTGGTGAGCCCTCATCAACCGTTTGCGCATAAAAAAAGCCCCGGCATTTCTGCTAGGGCTTTCTGAAGCGGTAAAACCGCAATTTGTGCCAGATTGCCAGATCGGCGTTAACACGTCAACAGGCACGACATGTAAATTAAGCTGCCATTCGTCGATCAAATTCCGACTCAACGTAACCGTGCACACGGCTCAGCATGTCCTTCACCTGGTGGCGGGATTTGCCAAGCTGCTTGCCGATCTGTTCCATGGTGCGGTTGTGGCAGTAGTACAGGTGCACGGCCTCGGATGCTTCCGGGTAGCGCTGCTGCAGGCGGGCGACTACAGCCGATACCGTCTCTGCCTCTTCATCGGTGATCGCAGCATCTGGCGCATGGGTGCACGGCACGTTGTCGCGCATGATGGCCAGCATCGGGGAAACGTACCGAGGCACGCCAGTCTTCTGCCATACCCAGATGCCCCATTGGGTCAAAAGCTCTTCGGCACTCTTCATGCTGCTTCCCCCTTGAGCATGTTCGGATTCACCGTGTGCCGGCCAACCTCGCCAAACTCCGCGTGATGGATGATGCACTTCATGTTTTGCTGCGCCCGGTAGCCGCCCCATGCGGAGTAAGCATCCTTGGCGGTCAGGGTGTTGAAGGACTCGACGGTGACGCCGCTGTATTCCTTTACGCTCTGGTGATGGACGTGGCCGATGTACCAGTAGCGGAACTCGGCGCGCCCCCATGCCTGCGCCTGGTCGGTTGCCATTACGCCGGGGAGGCGGTCAGGCTTGCAAGAATGGCCGTGGTGCATCCCGATCAGCACCTTTCCGTGCTCGTGGTACATGAACGGCGCAGGCGAGGTATCGATCTGGACGCGCGGCTCGTTGGCATAGATGTGGCTCAGGGCGATGCTCAGCCAGATAGCCCCGGTGTCGTCGTGGTTGCCGATGACGTTGCAGACCCGAACTCGAGCGTGCTTCATCAGGGCGGACTCGATGCACTGCCTCATCACCTTCACGCCGACTCGGATCATCTTCGCGTAACGCCCGTCGACGTCCAGGATGTGGCCGGAGCGGCTCGTGGTGCCTTCCATGTTGTCGGCATGGAACCAGTCGCCGCAATTGATGATCAGCGCTTGCTCGCAGGCCGGCGCCATATCGACCAGAGCAGCCATGGCGCCACACTGGACGCGCTCGGCAATGGCCAGATCCCAATCGCTGCCCTGCGTTTCCTCTCCCCATGCGCGCATCCCAATGTGGGCGTCACCGATCGGGTAGGCGGCCAGCAGGTGAGACAGGTAGCTGTTGCCGGCCTTGCGCGGCTCAACCTGCGGCAGATCCTCGGACATCGCCTGGCACGCTTCACGGATCAGTTCAGCCTGGCGCTCTTGGTCGATGGTGGTCTTGACCCATTGAAGCTTGGCCTTGCCGTCTTCGTCGTACAGGGTCGACGTGCCTTTGAGGCGAAAGCCATCGGGCACGGCCTTGGTCATGTCGTGCTCCGGGCTCCATCCCTGACGAGCCAGGCGCGCCTTGTGGGTGTAGACGTTGCGCTCGTGCATCCCTAGGATCTGAGCGGCCTCAGCCACTGTCCGGCCATCCAGTGCAGCCCTGATCTCGTCGTCTGTCGCTTTGCGTGCGGCCATCAGGCTGCTCTCCCCTGCTGCATCAGAATTTGGATTGTCTCGATAGCGCGCCCGCTCTTGATCATGGCGGGGTCGCAGCGGTAGACGCGCCAACCAAGGCGGGCAGCGGCGTCGTATTTCTTGAGGTCGGCAGCGAATCCGGCGCCGCGGGTGTGCCTACCCCCAGTCCATCCGCCACCTTCCACCTCGATCAGCAATCCTTGCTCCGGCAGCGCGAAGTCAGCGCGCCAGTCCTGAAGGCCAGCCTTGGCCAGACGCTCACGCAGGCCCTTACCAGGCCCTCCACAAGCTTCAGCAGCGAAGCGGTACTCTCGGATGGCTTCGATGCCTTCCGCGCGCAGGTGAAGCGCTAGCGCGTCCTCAGCCTGGCTTGCGTTGGAATTTCCCGATCCAGCACTTTTCGCCGGCTTGAGCGTGGTTTGGGCTGAGGCTTTACGGATCGGGAAAGTCATTTACCGGCCCTCGCCTTCGCTTCCAGCGCCGCACGAACCATCGAACGGAGCAGCGGGCTCATCCTCGACAGTTCGGCCGATACCCACTGGCGCCACTTCGGCAGGCCCATTGGCTTGCACCGGGCGCGCATCTTGTCCGCGATTACCAGGGCAAGCTGCTCCGCATTGGCCTTGGCAGTCAGGCCTTCCGCTGACAAACAGTTCTTCGCCGCAGAGGATCTGGTCATACGCCGCCCCATCGTTTCCGTTCTGTCCAATCACATCGATTCGGCTGATCTTCATGCCAGTTCCGCCTTCTCGGCCTCGGTGCGATAATCGATGGTATTGATCTGGCCGAATGTCGCTTCGTCCTCGTCGATCATCTGCAGCCGGCGTGCGGCGCTGTCGGCAATGTCCTGCCAGTCGCGGCGCGTGTCCTTGTGCCCTCGCTGGCCGGCCGCCAATGCCTTCTTGACGATGTGCTGAGCGACCGGGCAGGTGACCTTGAACAGATCAAGCAGGCGGTACACGTCGAGCCGGTCGATGTGCGATACGTCGATGAAGTAGTGTTCGTGGCTCATTGCGGCTTCCTTGTGGCTCTGTTGTTTGCGATCAGGGGTATCTGGCCGGGCTTTAGCGGCCATGGGTGTTCCTTGCGGCAGTCGTGGCAGTACAGGGTCTGCCGTAGGCTGTAGCCGGTGGTCTTGTGGGTGGCGTCTACGGGGCAGGTCTTCATGCGGGGATCTCCGGCGCGGCGTCCTTCAGAAACTCATCAGCCGTAAACCAGAAGCCAGCCTCGCAAACCCAGCCACTCGCCTTTTTGCACTGGCCGCAGTCGAGCGCTACAACTAGCGGGTGACCAAAGGAACGAAGGCCGCCCTCAGCCTCTGCGTCTGACTGCCATGTGTTGCAATGCGGGCACTTGAGATTCAAGCAGCGCTCTTCGAGAAAAGATTTGCGGGCCTTTCCTTTTGCCCATTCACGTACTCGACGCCAGAATTGGTAGTTCATGCGGCCCCCTTTACTGTCAGCAGCCCATCGCGGAGCCAGATCAGTTGTGTTTCGGCCAGGGCGCGCAGCATGTCGGCGCCCGTCACGGCCGGAGCCGCCGAGGTTCTTGCATCAAGGCGGTCGTGGCAGGCCGAGCAGGCAAATACGGCGATCATGTCCGGGCCTTTCATGCCCATGCCCTTTTGCCCGCACGGCAGGTGGGCAAGGACGGTTGTCTCCGGGTCGAAGTTGCAGACGCCAGGCAGGCGCAAGGTGCAGGACTGGCCTCGAGCCGAATCGCGCAGTTTTTTGCTGACTATTCGGCTCATGCCACCCTCCTCTCGCCATAGATGGCGTACATCAGGTCTTCCGGGTGCGGCAGCAGCAGGCCCAGGTGCTCGGCGCAGTACGCATCCAGCAGCTCGAGGTATTCCGTCATCTGGGCGATGGTGAAGCTGCGAGTCTTGGCCCGGCCTACGCGATAGCGGGTGCCGTCTGGCAGCTCTACCGGGTGAACCTCGGCCGGGCAGAGCTTGCTGACGAATATCTCGTGCCACTCTTCAGCGCTGGCGATCTGGCCGAACGATTCGCGCAGGTGCTGCTGGATCAGGCTGTTCCACTGCCAGAGCAGACGGTTTTGGGCATCGGAGCGCTTGCTGCGGATCTCAGTGATTGCCACCTTGCGGGGCTTGGAGAGGTCCAGGCCCTGCAGGAAGCCAATGAGGCGTTGGCGATCGATGTCGGAGCGGAGCATGAGGTCAGCCACGCTTACCTCCATTCCACGCAAGGAACGCGGAAAATGCGGCAGCAATCAGGCCGATATAGGCGACGATGAACCTGGCGTCTTTGCTCCAATTGCCGGGGTTGTAATCCCAGCAGTAGAACGCGACCGCCGAATAGAATATGGCCAGAGCTAAAGCGGCAGCAGCCGCACTACGGAGGATCTGGATCATTTCCGCGCCTCCCGAATCCCCTGGCAATCCACGCAGCACACCGCCGACGGATAGGCCTTGCGGCGAGCGGCAGGAATCTCTACGTCACAGTCGGCACAGAACTCAGCGCCATGCCCCTGCAGCCTGGCCTGTACCATCGCAACGCCACCGATTCGATCTGCTTCCTCTAGGCCAGTAGCGCGATCTGTTACGTCGGGGGCTGTGCGGGCCTGGTGGAAGGCTTCGGTGATTTCCATGTAGTCGGTCATGCTGCAGCCCTCCGGCGCTCGGCACGCTTGGCGCGGACCTTGGCGAGTAGGTTGCGAATGCGCATACGGTTCATGGCCGTCTCCTGCTGGGGTTCCATTTGCTCGAGACGGGCCTCGAGGAGTTCGTTGATGTGCTTCATGTGCGGCTCCCGTAGCGGCCGGCCAGGGAGGCGACTTTTGCTGGCTTGGCCGGACGGTCTTCTGGCTCTTGCCAGCCCGCGGCCAGGTTGTCGAAACGGTTGACCTCGCCACGGAAGGACGCGCGAACGGTGCCGGTTTCAATGTCACGACCCTTGCCGATGATGATTTCGGCGACGCCGCGGTATTCGCTGTTCTCGTTGTAAACCTCGTCGCGGTAGACGAAGAGAATCACGTCAGCGTCTTGCTCAATGGCGCCGGACTCACGGAGGTCGGCAGGGATCGGGCGCTTGTTCGGGCGCTCTTCGCACTTACGGGAGAGCTGGGAAAGCATCACGACGGGAATCTTCAACTCACGAGCAAGCAGCTTGGCGCCGCGGCTCATTGCGCTTACTTCCTCTGTGCGGTTGCCGCTACCGCCGTTGCCGTCCAGCAGCTGCAGGTAGTCGATGACGATCAGGTCAAGGCCGCGGCGCATCTTGTGCTTGCGAGCGATTGCCCGAATGCGGTTCATGGTCAGTCCGGCGCGGTCGGCAATGGCTAGGCGAGCACGCTTGATCAGCGCGCCGGCTGCAATCATCTGCGAGCCGTAGTCGAACGCCGCTGTGCCGTTCTTGATCAGCTTCAGCGGGACCTTGCCCTCTGCTGCAGTCATGCGGTCAATCAACTGGCCCTTGCTCATCTCCAGACTGAAGACGAGAACCGACTTGCCTTGCCGGATCGCTGCATCAGCGGCAAAGCCCATCGCGAGGGTTGTTTTGCCCATCGCAGGACGCCCGGCAACAATGATCAGCTGCTCGGGCTGCAGGCCTCCAGTGATCTCATCCAGATCACTCAGGCCGGTAGACAGGCCGATCAGTGTCTCGCCGCGGGTATGACGATCCTGGCGCTCCTGCCAGACCTCAACTTGTTCGTTGAGGATGTCGGCAGCCATGACCACTTCGTCATCACCGACACCGGACTGGATTGCCATCGCCTCGGCTTGAGCGGCAGCAACCTTGTCGGCCACATCCTGATCGCTGCACGCAATCTCGTGGATTCGCTCGCCGCAGGTCATTAGGGCTCGCTCAGTGGCGCGGTCTGCGACGATACGGGCATAGGTCGCAGCGTTGGCGACGCTGGGGGTGTTCTTGTGCAGGGTGGCCGTATAGCCAAGGGCGAAATCGCCGCTCTGCAGGGTGCCGATGTGCTCGGCGACGGTCATGTAATCGACGCCCTGGCCCTTGCCGTGCATCTCAAGGATTGCGCGAAACACTTCTTCGTTGTCGGCGAAGTAGAAATCGCTCGGGGTCAGGCCGTCGGCCAGGGTGTCGATCAGCTCGGGGCGGATCATCATCGCGCCCAGGACGCCCTGCTCGGCTTCGAGGCTGTAGGGATCATGCATGGTAGTTACCCTCTACGACCTTGACGAAGTTGGACGGGCACAGCAGCCAGTCGAAGCTGCAGCGGAAAGGCTTGCCGTCACGGCCTTGGGTCTTGCCCATCAGGAAATCGCTGCTGCGTACCGACTCGAAGAAGTCGCGCCAGAAGTCCAGGTCTTGATGAACCTCGCTGTCGTTCCAGCGGGCCTTCACGGTGGCCTGGCGGCCCTTGTTGATCAGGACGACGGTTGGCAGCTCAGGGAGCGTCTCGTTGAACAGGTCGACAATCGCTTGCACTGGAACCGAAACCTTGCGGGTCGACTTGGCGACAGGTGCGCTAGCACCTTCCTGATTGGTGTCCTGATTACTGGTATCCTGATTTGTCGGAGATTTTTCCGACCCATCTCGGAGATTTTTCCGACCTACATCGGAGATTTTTCCGAGGTCATTCGGATATTTTTCCGACCCATCTACACCGCGATTCCAGGTCCGGCCTTTGTCGGTCAGGCGGACAAGGGTGATGCCGGCAGTGTGAGAAAGATCAATCACGCCGGCCTGCTCAAGTTGCTTCAGGAGGCGGTAGGCGGTATCTGGTTTATCGGTGAGGATCGGTAGCTCTTCGACGATCTTCGCTTTGCTCAGCGCGTAGAAGACGCCCTTATCGTTCTTCACCGGCTTGGCCCAACTCGGGCACTCATAGACGAATGCGAACAGCAGGGCTTGCTGAGCATTCAGGCCCCACTCTTGGGACTTGGTCTGGCTGATGGTCAGGGTGTACTGCATGTCAGTTGCCCGCCCCGCGAAAGTCGATGACCTTCACGCCTTTCCAGCTGTTGCATGGAGCGCACAGGGTCTGCAGGTTGTGAAGAGAGGTTTCCCCGCCCTTGCTCTCTGGAATCACATGATCGGCGCGGAGGTTGTGGTGATCGCCGCAGCGCAGGCAGCGGTATGCGTCACGCTCAAAGACATAGGTGCGCAGGGCTTGGCTGATAACGGCCTTCTTCGGAGCAGGGGCGCGATCGTTCGGCCAGGTAAGCCATTTGCCGCTGTGCTTCTTGCTGTAGGCATTGGCGATGCGCTCAGCGCAGCTACCACAGACGCCAGCGCCCTCAACACACAGCGAGTACTCGTAAATCGAGGCCTTGCTGTTCTCGCTGTCGTCGCCGCAGACCGGACAGGAGTCGAGCAGTCTGGAGGGCTGGATAATCTGATTTGTCATGTGCTACATTCCTTCTCGTGTTGTTGCTGTTGAAGAGCCCGGTCTGAACCACCGGGCTTTTTATTGCCTGCGAATCAGGTACTGGATAAATCCTCACCCTCTCCGCTTCGCTTACCTGTCCGATCCCTTGGCCCTAAGATGGGAACCATGGAAACCACTGACAGGGATGTCTCTTATGCAGCAGCTCGCTTCCGCGACTTCGGGTACAGATCAGGACGAAGCTCGTGACGAGAAACGCCGCTAGCCGCCTCGATCTGCAAAACACGTTCGGCTGGTACTCGACCGGTAGCGCACATGCGCTGTACGGCTTGAGGAGAACAGCCAAGAAGCCTGGCGAGAGCTGACTGCCCACCCGCTGCAGCCGCAGCACGAGTGGCGGCGTTTTCGTTCATGTGGAACTCCGTTTATCTCGAACTACAACGCAAAGTTACAGGGAAGCAATGGATTTTACAAGGGAGAATTGCAATGCCAGTTACAACCAGCGGTTGTATCGTTAGCGGCATGAATCACATCGGAAAACGCATTGCGCTCTTGCGCGAACTGAAGGGCTGGAACCAGTCGGAACTGGCCCGCGAAATGAAGGTGACTCCCCAGTCTGTACAGGCATGGGAGGCCGGAAAGAACGTGCCTCGTCAGCAGAAAATGACAAGGCTCGCCGAGGTTCTTGGCGTAAGCGTCGGCGACCTGATGTCAGACGATGCGATTGAAGGCGAATTCCAGCGAATTACTGGCCAGCTGGAATCGAACGTCGAGCAAGGCCCGCCAATCGTCAGCCCTTACCGCGCCATCCCTATCGTCGGCACTGCGCAGATGGGCGCCGAGGGCTATTGGTATGCCCTGGAAGAAGCTGACGGCACCGTGGATGCCTACTCACGCGACGCCAGTGCCTATGCGCTACGCCTCAAGGGTGACTCGATGGAGCCCGCGATTCATAGCGGCTGGGTGGCAGTCATCGAGCCGGATCGGGACTACTTCCCAGGCGAGTACGTCATGGTTCGCACCACGGAAGGCGAGAGCATGTTGAAGCGGCTGCTCTACTGCAACGAGGCGGAAGTCAGCCTGCTTTCAGTGAACGGCCATGCGATCCGCAACATCCCCACGGAGCAGATCGAGCACATTCACTCGGTCGGCGCCATCGTGCCGCCGAGCCGGGCCAGGGTTTAACTGCCCTCTCCTACTAAGGTCTGAGCCACTTCTTTACATGTGGCAACCGGCCACCATGTTTCCTCTTGCCCTGTGAAACCCTCACAATTACTGTGTGGATATCCAGCAGTAAGGAGGATTCACATGCCAGGACCAGCAGTCGTAACCAATCAGCGTCAGCTCTCCAGCTACAGCCGCCTAGTGCGGCGCGTAAACCTCACCATCACGGCGCCTACCGCGCAGCGCGAGCGCCAGGCCAATCTCCGGCCGGGTCCGAATGATCGACCTGAAGACTGGGAGCGCCTTCTCGAAGAGATCGAACAAGCAGACAACGTGACCATGCGCCGAAGGCCAGATGGAAGCGTCCACGTCATCTGGCGGTGCGCAAGCTGCTAGCTGCATGCTTGCATTTCATGTTTGACATGCTTGCTTAGCGGTGGCCAAATGCAAGCACAGACAACTGTGCGAGGATTTTGCAAGCATGAGCGAGCCAACCGGAAAGGCCAAAGGAGGAGTCGCGCGCGCCCATGCGCTAACGGCTGACGAGAGGAAGGATATCGCCAAGAAGGCTGCAGAGGCCCGTTGGGCTGCGCCAAAGGCGTTATACGTCGGAGAGCTGTCTATCGGGGAGCTAACCATCGATTGCGCAGTGCTGCCAGACGGCACGCGAGTGCTCTCGCAACGCGGAGTCGGTCGGGCACTTGGCCGCAGCTATGGCGGCAAAGACTTCCGCGTCTCCGGCGACGAAGATGCCGGTGGGAAACTACCATTTTTCATGAATGCAAACACCCTAAAACCCTTTATTTCCAGTGAGTTAGCGGCGCTGGTCTCAAAGCCAATTCCGTATCGACACGAGCAAGGCGGCGGCGTGGCGCACGGCATAACCGCAAGCGCCCTTCCCCAGATATGCGAAGTGTGGCTCAAGGCAAGGGAGGCTGGCGGGCTTACCAAGGTTCAGCTGCCAATGGCGGCAAAGGCCGAAATAATCATGCGCGGCCTGGCGCACATTGGCATCACCGCGCTTGTCGATGAAGCGACCGGTTACCAAGAGGTCCGCGACAAGCAGGCGCTCCAGGCGATCCTTGACCAGTACCTTCGCAAGGAGCTGGCTGCATGGGCTAAGCGGTTTCCAGACGAATTCTATGCTCAGATGTTCCGACTGAAAGGTTGGCAGCGCAAAGACCTAAGCTCACCTTCGCGCCGCCCCGGAGCTGCCGGGATGTACACGAATGATCTTGTCTACGAGCGACTGGCGCCGAACATCTTGGCAGAGCTGGAAGCGCGCAACCCCAAGGACGCCAAAGGCAATAGGAGAGGCAAGCACCACCAGCTTTTAACCGATGACGTAGGGCACCCGGCGCTAGCGCAGCACCTGCACGCACTGATCGCTCTAATGCGCGCCTCGCCTTCCTGGGACCAGTTCATGCTTATGGTCAACACAGCCTTCCCCAAAAAGAACGACACCCTGCTGCTGGACTTGCAGCCCTGCGACTAGTCGCTGGAACACTGAAACCATAGCCCGCCACTGAGCGGGCTTTTCTTTGAAGAAAATTACAATTTCCACTTGCAAGCTACAATTTCTAGTTGTAATGTTCACCCATCGAAGCGAAACACAGCGACGACAGGCCGAGAGGCCTCGGGGCAACCCGAAAGCTCTTTAGTGGCACGCAACACGACAGGCAGCGATGAGTCGGCCTTAACGACTCAGAGGGTTGGCAACTGACCCAGGTGTGCAGCGTAAAGCACCAAGAACAGTTTTCCGGTGGGCAGGGTCCGCGACCGGATGGAAAGACTTAAGAGATTACCCGGCCGCCACGGTGGCCGGGATGCTCTCCAGGGAGCCTTCACAGAGGGCTTCGCGGAAAGCAGCAAGACCCAAAGCAAGGAGAACCACGATGGACACAATCCAAATTGATGGTTGGCAAGGACGCCTCGGCGAAGGCCTGGCACCGCGCCAGTTGCTGGCCGTTCTCTGGGCAGCAACAGACAAGACGGCAAAGGAAATCGCACGGCTGATGGACTGCAGCCACTACACCGTCAAGCAGCAGCTCGACGACGCCCGTTTCAAGCTGGGCAACCAGCGCACAACCCGCGGCCTCTGCCTAGAAGCCATGCGCCGGGGAATCATCGCCCCGCTCGTGCTGGCGTTATTCGTAGGCGGAGAGCACGCACAGGTCCGCCCGATACGCCGCCCAGACGCCCCTAGGACGCAGCTAGTGGTCAGGGCTCAGCGACTGGATGAGGCGCAGTTGGCGGCTTAGCAAGCATTGAATAGCGCCGGAGAAGAACGATGGCCAAAGGTATTGGCAGCTTCAAGTTTGTGAACAACTCGAACAGCGATATTCGAACTATCCAGCCCGTTTTCGATGAGGCGTACGTGACCGGCGCTCTGCCTGATGATTACGCAGACCTGTTCAGCATCGAAATCCTAAAGGGCTACAACGAAGACGGCACCGATCGCATGGTCATCGACCACGCCTAACCCCACCCCCGCAGCTTGGCTACAGGCTGCGGCGGGGATTAACAGAATGGAGAGAGAGCATGGACAACGTTGAGCCGATTTATCTGACCAGGCACGGCAAGGTGACCATCAGCGAGGCCGGAATTGATGTTGAGGGATTCGACGCGAACCTAGCCAGTTGCCGCGAGCTGGCAGTGATGGCTGCGGTGTGGGCCATCGGCGAGCTACAGCGCGAACTGCTACTGACGATCCAGCGCCCAGGCGGCGGCAACATCAGTGTCGACTAACCGCCCCACTGTCACCCATCAGCACATAGGAGGATGAGATGAGCGAAGGATTTACACCGGGACCGTGGGCGTTGCGGCGCAGTCGCACAGGTAGCGGGCACACCCACATCGAATGCCCTGCAGATGAGTCGATGGCTTTGTTTAATCGAGCAGAAGACGCCCGGCTGTTTATCGCCGCGCCTGAGCTGCTGAGGGCGCTTGAATGCCTTCTAGAGATGGGCCACGCAAAGGCTGGCGACTTGGCCCGCGCAGCCATCGCCAAAGCCAAAGGCCAGTAGGAGGATGAGATGAGCAACACACGCATCCGAGACATTGGCGAGGTCGGCAACTACTACGGTGGCATTGCCATCAAGGAAGAAGGCGGTTTCCTCTATTGGTCGATTGAGAATTATGACGGGCACAACTGGGAACCGTGCCCTGAATACTTGTTCAAGGCCCTCAGCCAGCACCAGGACGAGCTTGATGCTGCATCGAGCACCCCATGCTAACCCTACCCCAAACCCTCCTCCTCATCTGCGTACTAGCTGCGCTGTGGGGGTGGGAGTGGTGGAGAGAGAAACCCTGAGCCAGCCAGACCAGACCCTAACGGGCCTGTAATAACCGAGGGCGCCCGGTGCTGGTAGCGCCATGAATCACATCCGCGCGCGGCGGACCTTCGGGATATCCGCGACGGGGATAAGCCGGCAAGTGCCCCGATTGCTGAAAAACACCGGCAGCCGTTGGCGGGACTCCACTACACCCCGTTGAGACGGCCGAATGGCTCACGTAACGAGCCTGCATCGGACTGGCGTTTGGCAGGTATGAAGCCGGTCATTGGGAAGCTCTGTCGTCACTGTAGCGCTGCACACGATACCTATCCCTTCATCCCGGTGCTCTGTGCGGATCGCAACCGCAACAGACGCCAGTCCGATGCATCGCATCACCCCTTCCATCGCCCATCCGGGCAACGAGGTATCCACCATGTACAGACACGAACCAGGGGTTCGGGAATACCCGTGCCCGGATGACAGCGTTTCCGAGGCAGATCAGGTTCTGGCCGCGCTCGACAGCCTCCACGAACCAACCATGCAGGCCTACGCCGAGTTCTGCGAGGACAAGCTAGAGGTGCCGGCCGCGCTGGCCAAGGCGCTGATCCTGTCAATCTGCTCCGGCAAGTGGGACGCCCTGCGCAGCCGCATCGGCTACTCGAACGAATGGCTAGACGAAGCCCTGAACGAGATCGTCTGGAGCATCGACAAGCAGCAAGCGGCATTCATCGAACACCACGCGGCGCAGTTGCGCAGCAAGGCAGAGCAGATCAAGCAGGAGGCGGCATGAGCAAGGAAGTGAAGCGGTACACGATTTACCCGCAGCTGAAACCGGAAGCCCTGGCGTTCCTGCCGGACGTGGTTGTCGACGCGAAAGCCTACGACGCCCTTCTCGCTGAGCGGGATGCGATGGCTAAGCATCTTTCTTCAGCTATCCGCTACATCTACACCGGCGACATGCGCGACTTGAACCTGACCGAAGCTCTCGCCGCACTGCAAGGAGCCCAGCCATGAATGCCTACGTCCTCAAGGAGCTGGCCGGCGCCCTAGGCATCACCGTAGCCGGATCGCTTATCGGAACTCTCGCCTACGTTGCGCTGCTGGGGGGGGTGTGATGAGGAACGAGACCAAGATCGAGCTCGTCACCTGGATCGTCGCCGCGATGCTCACGATCCCGTTCGTGGTCGGGCTGATGTCGATTCTTCTGTTTCTGCTCGGAGGTGCCCATGGCTAGCCAACGCCAACGCTCACTCCGCTACGCATGGTGGCGGGGATTCGCAGTGACCCTTGCACTACTCACCGGCTGGGCTCTCGCTCACGGCCTTGCAGATCGAATCACCAACGGGGCGCCGCTATGAGAACCGAAACCATCGACTACGACGACACACCCACAGGCCACTCATTCGCAGCGGCGTGGTGGACCCTTACCGGGTTCGGCGTGCTGGCTGGTGTGCTGCTGATCGGCCTGGCTGGCGAGGCGGCGATCTACAACCTTTTCGGAGTACAAGCATGAACAACCAGAACATGAGCATCTGGAGCCAGGTCGAGAAGACCGCTCCGGAGGCCACCAAGTCCGCCAAGGTAAACGGCCAGCAGATCACTAGCATCAGCGGCCAGCACATGATCAAGCGCGCCACGGAAGTGTTCGGCCCGGTTGGTATCGGCTGGGGCTGGACGGTAGCCGAGGAGCGCTTCGACCAGGGCGGCGAGATCCGCAACGACAAGGGCGAGCTGATCGGCCACGAGGTCGGCCACACGATCCGCGTCAAGCTCTGGTTCATGCAGGGCGACAAACGCGGCGAGGTCGAGCAGTACGGGTGCACGCCGTTCACCTACAAAAGCAAGTGGGGCGTCACCACGGACACCGAGGCGCCGAAGAAGTCGCTCACCGACGCAGTGAAGAAGGCGCTGGCGATGCTTGGCTTCAGTGCTGACATCTTCCTGGGGCTCTACGACGACCGCGACTACGTGGCTGAACGAGAGGCCGAGGCGCAGCTTGAGCAGGCCGAGAACAAGGAAGCCGAGGCGGCGCGTCAAGCGCAAGAGCGTCTCGACTGGCTCAAGGCTGCTCTCGACACGATGGCCGGCGCGCAAACCATGCACGAGCTTTCCAAGCTCCACGCTTCTTACGTCCGCAGCGCGACGCGCCGCAATGAGGACAAGTTCGTCAAGCGCCTAGCCATTGCATTCGATGAGCGCAAAGCCCAGCTTGAGCCTAAGCAGGAGGCCGCAGCATGAGCGCACTCTACGAGATCACCGGCCAGTTCAAGGATCTGGCCACGCTGCAGGAGACGGCCGACGAGGATCTGGCCGTCGCCATCCGCGACACGATGGCGGGCATAGAAGACGAGTTCAACGACAAGGCGCTGGCCGTGTCGCACGTCATCCTGAACTTCGACGCCGACGTTGCAGCGCTCGACAAGGAGATCGATCGCCTGCAGGAGCGCAAGCGGCTGGTGACCAACCGCCAGCGCGAGATCAAGGAGTACCTGCGCGAGAACATGGAAGCGTGTGGCATGACGAAGATCAGCTGCCCGCTATTCACCATCACCCTGGCCAAAGGTCGCGAGTCGGTCGTCGTGGATGACGAGAACAGCATCCCGGACGATCTGATGCGCGTGAAGACCGAGATCGCGCCAGACAAGACTGCCATCGCCGCCAAGCTAAAGGCCGGCGAGGAAGTGCCCGGTGCGCGCCTTGAGCGCGGCCAATCATCCATCCGCATCAAGTAAGGAGCCAGAATGGCCAAGCACAAATACGACGTGGTAGCCACGGTCGGAAAGTACGAGAAGAACGGCGAGACCAAGTACATCAGCCGGAAAGTCGGCGCGGTCATCCAGACCGACAAGGGCTTCCGCATGAAGATGGACGCCTTCTTCAACCCGGCCGGCTGCAAGGTCGACGAGGACGGCTCGATCTGGCTGGCCCTGTTTGAGCCGCGCGACGATCAGCAGCAAGGGCAGCCGCAAGCGCCGCGACAGGCGCAGCGGAGTCAGCAGGCCGCGCCGCCGGATGGTCAATTCATTGACGACATCCCCTTTGCCGACCCCTACCGCGGCGCCCGCTCGCTGCTGACCTGATCCACCCCGGGCGCCCAGCGCGCCCTCCTCCCCGGTACATCCTTATGAGCGACCTTATCAGGCAGCTTGAGGACGACTTTGCGAAACTCGAACTCAAAGCCGCCGAACTGCAATCAAGAATTGACGACGTAACCGCCCAGCTAAAGACCAAAGGAGCACTCCCTTTCGAGGAAAAATCACGAGCAGAAAAGATGTGGTTTGGCCGCGCTCAGCTTGCTAGGAACCACATGCTCAGGGAGGTGCGCGCAGTAAGGATAGAGATGCGCAAGGCGAAGGCCCGCATTCATGAAGCTAGGCAGCCGACGCCGTCTAAATCGGCCACTGACAAGATAGAGCGGCTGGTGAAAAGCTCGGAACGACAGCAGATCCTAGTGCGATGCCTGCGAAAGATCGTTGGCGAAACCGCTTTTTTCCAAGCCTGCGACGAAGCTGAAGACATCTTCCTCAGCCAGCGCAACCCGCACCACGCCCCGAATCGATAACCTCCTCCCCGGTACACACCCATGACATTTTGCAACCTAACCCCAGCGGGCCGGGCGGCTGATGCTGCCTGGCTTTCACGACTCGTCGCCGAATCAGGCGTACCCATCCAGCAGGTCGAAGGCTTTCAGGGCGTGAAACCCATTGAGCGCAAGCGCTGGCACGACCCGACGACCGTACTCAAGCGCCGGCGCGATCCGAAGCGGGAGTTGGCGGCATTCGCCCGCCGGGCACTGGAGCAGATGGCATGAGATTCAGCGAAGCGCTCGACGCCATCATTCACGCAGCGGCACAGGCATCCAGCACAGGGAAGCCATGGTGCGTAGTGCAGGACAAAGACCGTTTCATAGCCGCGCCGCTAGGGCGCCTCAGTTCGGACAACCTGCTGGAGGTGTGCCAGCCATGAGCTGCATCGTGACGCTCTATTCAATCGACAACCGAGTGTCGCGGCCAGTTGTTCGCGGCACTGAGCCCCGGCGCCCTTCCGACTGGAACGCCAGCGCGTGGTTCGTGCTGCCGAACGGCGAGAAGCACACGCACAGCGCGACGGCCCGCGGCGAAACAGTCACCGGCCTCGTCGCCTACATGGGCGCCCTGATCGACAGCCTGATAGCTGACCACGGCAACCAGGTATCTAGCGCCGGCTGGACGGCCACAACTCACGGGAGGCGGAAGAAATGACCGGAAAGCGCAACCACACCGGCCACCGCATAGGCGAATGGCATCAGCGCGCCAAGCTCACTGACGCCCAAGTGGCCGCGATGCGTGCCGACTACGCCGCCGGGATAGGCGGCTATCCAGCTCTAGCCAAGCGCTACGGGTGCGGCATGAGCACCGTGCGCGACATCGTTCAGTACCGCACCCGGTACGCATAACCCAACCACTTTGCCACCTGCTGCAATCGCGGCCAGGGCGGCGTATTGCCTGGAGGTAGGCATGAGCTATCAGGAATTCGTATCGCGCAAGCTGGAAACGCTAGCGCCGTCTGGGCTCGCTGAGCCGTTCACCCTGCCGGATTCGCTGTTCGATATGCAGCGCGATCTGGTTGCTTGGGCATTGCGCCGTGGCCGTTCTGCGATCTTTGCAGACACCGGGCTTGGCAAGAGCCGCATGCAGGTTGCTTGGGCTGACGAAGTAGCGCGCCGCACGGGCGGCGATGTGATGATCCTTGCGCCGCTCGCGGTTGCCGCGCAGACAGTCGCCGAGGGCAAGAGCATCGGGGTGCAGATTACCCACTGCCGCGAGCCGGAGGACGTTCGACCCGGCATCAATATCGTGAACTACGACCGCATCCACAAGTTTGACTGCTCGCGCTTTGTCGGGGTCGTGCTCGACGAATCGTCGGTCATCAAGCATCACACCGCCAGGACGTTCGATCAGCTCGTGCAGGCGTTCGGCAGCACGCCGTATCGGCTTTGCGCGACAGCAACGCCGGCACCGAATGACTGGACAGAGCTAGGCACGCACGCTGAGTTCCTTGGCGTCTGCACCCGCTCGGAAATGCTCGCCGAGTTCTTCGTCCACGATGGCGGCGAGACGCAGACATGGCGCCTCAAAGGCCATGCACGGCACATGTTCTGGCGCTGGGTAAGCCAGTGGGGCGCATGTGTCCGCAAGCCATCTGATCTTGGCTACGACGACAGCGCCTATCGCCTGCCGACGCTACACGAAACCGAGCATCTAGTGGAGGTGGATGACGGCAACCTTATCGAGGACGGCATGTTGTTCGCGCTTGAGGCGAGCAGCCTGATGGAGCGCCGCGCGGCCAGAAAGGAAAGCATGGAGGCCCGCGTGCAGGCTTGCGCTGACCTGATCAACGCAGACGACGAGTTCTGGATTGTGTGGGGCGAGTACAACGCCGAGACGGAAATGCTCGTGAAGATGATCCCTGGTGCGGTCGAGATTGCCGGATCGCATACGGCGGACCAGAAAGAACAGCGCCTCGCCGACTTCGCGGCTGGGAAGATCAGGGTTCTAGTCAGTAAGCCGTCTATCTGCGGATGGGGGCTCAACTGGCAGCACTGCGCCCGCATGGCATTCGTCGGGGTATCCGATTCCTTTGAGGCCTACTACCAGGCCGTCCGACGCTGCTATCGCTTCGGCCAAAAGCGCGAAGTACAGGTTCATCTGTTCAGCAGCCAGCTGGAGGGTGCCGTGCTCGCCAACCTGCGCCGCAAGCAATGCGACGCTATCGCAATGGGCGAAGCGCTCGCCACCGAAACGGCTGAGGCCGTCCGCGCCGCCATCTGCGGCACCAAACGACAGACCAATGACTACATCGCCGCGCGCAAGGTGAAAGCGCCCGCGTGGCTCAGGAGCGAAGCCGCATGAACTGCATCAGCCAAGTTGACCGTCCAGACAGCACGCTTTTCAACGGGGATTGCGTCGAGGTAATCGCCGGCCTGCCGGATAACAGCGTGGACTATTCGATCTTTTCTCCCCCTTTTTCCTCGCTATACACATATTCGAACAGCCCGCGCGACATGGGCAACAGCCGCACGGACGCGGAGTTTTTCGAGCACTTCGATCATCTGGTCAGGGAGCTTGCCCGAGTTATCAAGCCCGGCCACAACGTCAGCTTCCACTGCATGCAGCTGCCGACCAGCAAGGAGCGCGACGGCTATATCGGGCTGAAAGACTTCCGTGGCGATCTGATCAAGGCATTTCAGAAACACGGCTTCATCTACGCGAGCGAGGTCTGCATCTGGAAAGATCCCGTGACCGCAATGCAGCGAACCAAGGCGCTAGGCCTGCTGCACAAGACGATCCGCAGCAACGCCACCATGAGCCGCCAGGGCATCGCGGACTACCTCGTGACCATGCGCAAGCCAGGCGAGGTCATGGATAAGGTAGCCCACGACGATCTGCCGGTTGACGAATGGCAGCGTCTCGCTAGTCCGGTATGGATGGATATCAACCCGAACGACACGCTCCAGTTTCGCAGCGCCCGCGAGCATGACGACGAGCGCCATATCTGCCCGCTCCAGCTTGAAGTCATCCGGCGCGGCATTCGCCTTTGGACAAAGGCCGGCGACGTAGTGCTGACCCCCTTCCTCGGAATCGGCAGCGAAGCGTTCTGCGCCGTAGAGATGGGCCGGAAGGCAATCGGTGTCGAGCTGAAAAAGAGCTACTTCGATCAGGCCGTAAAGAACATCGACAGCCTGGCGGCGCAGCACGATCTGTTCGCCATCGCATGAACGCACGGACGGCAAGCGGATCGGCCAATGCGCCTGTTTCCGCTGCCTCCCACCAACACAGGACAAAGGACATGACACAGAGCGAACTGAAAGAACTGACGAACCTCGGCGCTGAGCTGGGGGCTGCGAAGGCGGAGGTGGAGCGGCTGCGCGGCTTGCTGGCCGCTGCTTGGCGACTGAGGCCGGATCAGCACTATCACGAAGATCACCTGCAAGCCGAGCAGAAGGCGTGGGAAGTTGAGGTCGCAGAAGTGCTGAACGCAGCGGGCGCCCTACCACAGCAGGCCGAGCCCACCGACACCTACACCGCCGTCGACATGGCCACAGCCGCAGCGCAGGGGTTCAGGGATGGGCAGGCGGCAGTAGAGCAAGCAGTGGTGCAGGATGAGCAGGAGGTCGCAGCAGTTATCGGCTTCTACGAAGGTGAGCGCGAGCCTCGCCTGCTGTCGTGGAACGTGCTGCCAAACGGCGAGCATCGACTCTACACCCGCCCCGCGCAGACCGCCCCGCAAGGCAAGTTCCGCATGGGCGACCTCGTGAAGAAGTCCACCGGCAGCGAGTGGGAAGGCCGCGTGGTTGGCTGGTACTCGACCGAGCAGACCAAGGAAGGCTACGCCGTAGAGAGCAGCGCGCATCGCAACAGCGTGCAGATTTACCCGGCTAAGGCACTGGAGGCCGTATGACCATCTCAGACGACTACTTCGCCGACACCAGGGAGACGGTAGGCAAGGCAGCCATTCGGTTGCACGCGCTCGGCATTAGCATCGAGCAGGCCGCGCACCAGATCGGCTACGCAACGTCGAGCGACCTGCGCAAGTGGCTGGCCCGGCGCGGACTGGAATGCCCATGGCCGCCGTCTCGTGCCTTTCCGCACCGAGGCCGGCCACAGATCAAGATCACCGACAAGGTACTGGACGACTACTGCGCGCTTCGGCTTGGAGGCGCTATGGCGTCGGAGGCTTGCGAGATCCTTGGCCACAGCGAGCGATCGATATACAGCGCACTGAAGAATCGCCGGCCAGGCGTGAGGCTGCCAAGGGTTACGAGCAGACGCAGGAATGCACGAGCGACGCAGGAGGCAAGAGCATGAGCAAGGTATTGGTTGATCGGGAGCTGTTGGAGCAGATCGTCAACACTAACATGGCTGACTACGCGGTCATCGCCTACCAGCATAAGGAGATACGCTCCATCCTCGCCCAGCCCGCAGAGGCGGAAGGGGTAGATTTTGGGTTCGATGATCGCTCCGTGAAGGTCAGTCAAGAGGCGTACAGCATCTTCCTGGAGCGGGAGCGGCACCACCTCGCCGCCCTGTCTTCCGTGACCGCCGAGCGGGATAGGCTGCAACAGTTCGAGGCCGCATACAACGAATGGCACGACAAGACCGAGTGGGTGCAGAAAACCGCCAAGGCGAACGAACTAGGGAAGCACCGCGCCGACGTGCTCAAGGAGCGGGTTGACAAGATTCAAGCCGAGGTCGAGGCGCTGCGGAAGGATGCGGAGCGGTATCGGTGGGCTTCCTCTGGAGTGCATGAAGCCGAGACGCTCGTTTCTATCGTGAACTGCCACGGCGGCTATGCCGAGAAGGTTGCAGAGCGGGTTGACGTGTATCGAGAAGCCGCCATGGCTGCGAAGGAGCCCGAGCCTGAACACGTCTGTTCAGGCTGCGGAGCGAAAGGCTGGACCGGCAACTGCTTAGAGTGCATTCCGTACTAACCCCCTAACCCCACCCAACCACACAGCCTGCCGGCGAGAGTCGGCGGGGAGGATTTGCACATGCGCGAAATGAAAACGGCAGACCTGATCGGGCCTGCGCTGGATTGGGCTGTTGCTGACGTAATCGGCGCGTATCGGGGAATGCACGAGATTTGCGAAAACGGTGATCCGTGGCCGGCCTGGATCTTCCCGAACGGAGTGCCGTTCAAGGCAACCACGGGAGAATTCAAGCCATCCTCCGACTGGAGCCATGGCGGGCCGCTGATTGCGGAATACCGAGTCAGCCTGGAAGACATAGGCATCGGCTGGATTGCAACGCCGCGTTGCTGCACGTCTGCAGCCGGAAGCATGACCCCGCAAGCCAGCGATTCTCTATTGGTCGCAGCTTGCCGAGCCATCGTATGCGCCGGCATTGGCGACACAGCGCAGATCCCCGACGACCTCGCCTAACCCCACACGCAGCAGGAGATAGACATGCAGCACACAGACAAGTCGATAGCAGAGTTCGAGGCGTGGTGGGACAGGCAGCCTCACCGCGAGCAGTTCGAGGATTTGAAGCAGCAGTTCTGCAACGTGGCGGTGGCGTTCTACCAGAAGGGGCGCGAGGACGTGGTGATTGAACTGCCTCAGCCATTCTCGGCGGCGGCGTGCCGAGCAAGCCTCGCACTGCGGGACAAGAACGAAATGCTGCGGGAGTGCCGCGCCGCCATCGAAGCAGCCGGCGTAACGGTGAGGGGGTGAGGGATGGCCAAATATCAGACCATCAAAAAGTTTTCAGAACGAACCGGCTACACTGAGCACGCAATCCGGTCCAAGCTCTCGAAAGGAGTTTGGCCCCTGGGTGAAATCTGGATCAAGGCACCAGACGGCCATGTGCTGATCAGCGTGGAAGGGTATGAGTCATGGGTGGAAAGCGGAATGGAGTCCGGCGCGCGTCGGCGTCCAGCATTGAAATCAGTTTCATGTACGAGGGGGCGCAGTGCCGCGAACGTCTCCCACTTGAGCCCAGCCCCGCTAATCTGAAGCGTGCCGAGAAGCACAAGGCAGCGGTAGAGCTCGCCATCTATAACGGCACCTTCGACTACGCGGCGACTTTCCCCAAGTCAAAGCGCGCTGTAAAGCTCGGACACCAGACCGGGCTGATTCCCCTCTCCGACTATCTAGACAAGTGGCTGGCTCGAAAGGAGGCGCACCTCAAGGCGTCGACCCTGGACGGCTATCGCAAGATCATCGCGGGCGTATTGGTGCCGAGGCTGGGCCATGCGCCGCTGGTGACGCTCACGCGGAAGATGGTTAGGGATGAGTTTGTCAAGATGGACGCCTCGAACAAGCGGCTCGCCAACGTGCAGAGCTGCCTCCGGTCGGCGCTCAACGATGCGGTAGATGATGAATTGATCGAGGCAAACCCGCTCGCCGGCTGGACCTACTCAGTGAAGGGCAAACCAAAGGCAGAGGACGAGATCGACCCATTCACGAAAGAGGAACAGGCGGCGATCCTGGCAGCAGCGACCGGGCAATACCGGAACCTGCTGCAGTTCGCGTTCTGGACAGGGCTGCGGACGTCAGAACTTGTGGCGCTGGAATGGGGGGATATTGACTGGCTGCGGGGGGAGGCGCGGATATCGCGAGGACTGACCAAGGCGGCCAAGGAAGCGGAGCTGCCGAAGACGGCGGCAGGGTTGCGGGATGTGAAGCTGTTGCCGATGGCGCTGGCCGCGCTCGAGGATCAGAAGACGCACACCTATATAGTAGGCGGGCCAGTCTTCCATGATCCGCGATACGGCAAACCCTTCGATGGCGACCAGGCTATCCGGAAGTCATTCTGGATTCCGACCATCCGCAAGGCGAAGGTCCGCTACCGGAACCCGTACCAGACCCGGCACACTTACGCATCGATGATGCTGTCAGCCGGGGAGCATCCGATGTGGGTAGCAAAACAGATGGGCCACAGTAGCTGGGTGATGATCGCCCGCGTCTATGGCCGATACATTCCGAACGATGGCGACACGTCCGGCAGCAAGGCGGCGGAATTGTTTGGGACGCCAGTTCAAATCCCTGAAGATCATGTAAACTCATCAGGCGGCTAG